AAGGTGCCTCCGGTGGGACTCGAACCCTACGGAGAAAAGCCGCTCAGACCTACTCCCGTCTCGATTATGCGGCTCTCGAAACCTCATTTGCCCACATTTTGCCCACATTCTCGCGCGCCAGCATCTCACCCATGCGCTCCGACAGCTCGTCCAGATCATCATCGAAAAGGTCGGCGTACACGTCCAACGTCATGGCCGCGCTCTTGTGCCCCAACTGCCGTTGCACGGCCTTCACGTTCGCGCCCGCTCTGACCATGAGACTCGCGGCCGTGTGCCTCAGGTCATGGATTGTGAGGTGGCCGGGTATGCCGGCACGCCGCAGGCCGACCGACAGCCAACCGTCATCGCGGCTCGCATTACCCCACTCGCGTATCATCATGCCCTCGCGTCCCGGCTGTTCGAATAACAGGTCGCCGGGTTTCCGGTCTGCGCACAGTCTGCGCATGATCGGGTCCAGCACGACCGGGTACATGATGGCGCGGGCCTTGTAGGTCTTGGTGTCATCGGGGATGATGACGCCGCCCACCATCGGCGCGCTCACTCCTATATATATACGATGCTTTTCAAGATCGACGTCCATCACTCTCAGGGGTATGAGTTCGCCCCATCGCATGCCGCATAGTCCAAGCACGAGGACGAGGTCTCGTCTCCATGGGGTGACGCTGCCTGCCAGCCGGTCAAGCTGTTCGGCGGTGAGATACACGTGCTTCTTCCTGCGCTTGCGTGGCAGTTCGATGCCCCTCGCGGGATTATCGGGGATTCGTCTGTCTCTCTTCGCGTCGTCCAATATTCCGGCGAGCACGCCATGGGCGCGAAGGACGACGCTGGCGCTTCGGGGTTTGGCGAGCACAATCTCGTTGCCCCGCTCGTCCTTGACGGTCTTACCCTGGCTGATTCCGGTGACCCATTGTTGCACCGTCTCGCGGGTGACGGCGGATACCGGGGTGTTGCCCCATTCCGGTTTCACCCACTTCTCCCATGCGCCTTCGAGGTTCCGGTAATGGCTGGGCTTGGTGCTTAGCTTCTTCTTGGCCAACCATGCCGGTGCCAGTTCTCCGACCGTGGCCTTGCCGGCCTGTGGGTCGATGTACGTGCCTTCGGCCTTGGCGACGGTGACTCGTTTCGCCGCCCAATTTTCCGCGTCTACCTTCCGTTTGAATCCACGCTTGTCGGTCTGGGTTCCGTCCGGCTTGCGATACCTCACACGGTATCTGGTTTCGCCTTTGCTGGTCTTGTATCTGGTGACGTTCGCCATTGGTCAGTCCTCCCCCATCTTAGAATTAAAGGCATGGGAGCTATTCAGGATGAGCCGAAGATGGTCGGGGCCGGTCTCACGCCGACTACTGTAGCCAATAGCATTCTGCGCCGGGCATTCGGCACAGATGAGCACGTCACCCCCATGAAACTTCAGAAGCTCTTGTTTTTCGTCACGTGCCTGTATCAGAGGTACACTGGTCGGCGATTGCTTACCGAATCGTTCCAGCCATGGCAGTATGGGCCCGTTTGCCGCAGCGTCTACGACGAGTTCAAAGGATTCGGCGGCAAGCCGATTAATCGGTATGCTCAGGATGCTTTGGGGAAGGTCACTGCTGTGGACGAATCCAGCAGTCCTTCCCTGCGCAAAGCCCTGAACCTCGTCTGGGAGAATATGGGAGACTTGTCCGCCGTCAAGCTTTCCCGCGTCACGCATCGCCCTAATTCCGCATGGTCTCAGGCTGTGGCCGGGCATAAGACGTTCATCAGCAATCGTGCCATGGCGGGCGATCACACTTTTGATAATTTGCTGGGGATGTGACCGATGCCTGAGGACAATGAGAATGCATCCATCCCCGATGACGCGGAAGAGGATATTCCCTTTCCCGGAGGGCCTTCTTCCGAGGATGTCTCTGAAAGCGATGGCGATGGCCACAAGACCGTTGAGAACACGCCAAAAACTCAAGGAATAGATCCAGAGAAGCAGCACAATTGGTGGACTGAGAATCTGAAGAACATCGCCGCTCTTGCCATAGTGGCTTTTTGTCTCATAATGATTGCGGCCTTTGCTGGCATACAGTTCGGCTGGCCGGGTGCTGATGGTGGTGATGCGGTAGCCAAGGCTTCTGACGTGTTCAAGCTGATTGCCACGACCGCGTTGGGTTTCTTGTTCGGCCGTAATTCCAAATAGCATTTTCGGGTATGCTTCGCCCAGTGTAGGATGAGAGGCGAAGCGTCCTCCTTTCCATTTCTCTGGTGGTCTGGTGGTTCCTTCAAGCCCTGCTGACGTTGCACCGTCAGCAGGGCAAATTCTTATCTGATGAGATCTATCACGTAATAGTAGCCATCGTCATCATCCTCATATCGGGATACCCATCGCTGAAGTCTCACGCCTCCTCTCATTCCGACAAGAGACGCAAGATTCGTATAATCCCACGAGCGTGCGCCGATTTCGCATATCGTCTCGCCACCAACGGTGATTGCCACATGGGGCTTCGCCTGCGAGCCTTTTGGAACCGGTAGAGCTGTGACTTCGGCCGGCAATGTCGCTTCCGGGATGCCATTCAGAAGACGTTCTATTACGGGAGAATGCTTGCTGACGGTTTTATGAAAGACGGCTCCTATGTCAGCCCCATTCTTCAGTTCGCGGCCTAGGGCCACGACGAGCGGGAACCGGTGCGGGAAGTCGTACCACTGGTTCCACACGCATTCGATGTACACGAATCCGTAGCGGTCCAGATAATCGCAGAGCTTCCATGAGGACAGCACGCCGAATATCGCCCCATTGTACGCGAGCGCATATCCGCCGTCTGCGGTGTCGTACTCAGTATCGGTGAGGACGCTCGTGAGTATTGCCCGCTGCCTGACTATGCCCGTGAGGAACCTGTGCCCGGGAGGGATGCGAAGAAGCGGCCTATTGTCGTACACGTAGACTTTGTACTCAACGGGTCCGGTCATCACGTTCTGCGGTGTGGGCGGAACGGCAATATTCGCCATATTAGCTGCTGGTCCACGCGACACGTTTTTGAGAAAACCAAACATAAGCTCTCTTCACCCTATGCGGCCACGCTGTCGTGCAGCCATTCCTGATAATCCCTGACGACTTGCGGCGTCACATTCAGTTCTTCGGCCATGAGCCACGGGTCTCCGTCGTACATGGCTTCGGCTTTACGGTAATCGTCCTCGTCTATGAGGAGTCGAGCGGTGGTCATACGGCATCGGCGCTCGCGGTATCCGCATCCCACGTCTCCGTACATTCGGTGCACGAGCTCGTGCACCAAGGTGCAGCGTTTCCTCGTGTAGGTCATGCTCCGGTCGATGACGATGGTGTCGGTGTCCATTCTGTATACGCCGTTCAGATCACCGGGGAGTATGGCGCTTCCCACGGTCAGTTCCGGCGCAACATGGTAGAGGGCCATGCGCATCCCGCCGTAACTGTCATGCGCGCGCACCGGCAATACAGGTCTCATCACGCACCACCATCCGGGTCGGGGTCATGCTTATGACCATCACGATAAGCAGCAAATGACATTGGATCACTCTTGGTCAGGCTCACGGTTTCCGCAATGAGGTTTTCGCGATTAACCTCGTCAAGCACATCCGATGGGATAGCAACAAGATGCCCATTTTCCAAAAGCTTCATTATTTCTGAAGGGATTTTCCCGAAGAAGCGGCAGAGCGAAATAAACTCATTCAGCGTTGGCGTTCCGCCATGCTGCTTGAGGATATCGGCGACCCTCGTATGACTCATGCCAGTTGATGAGCCGATAACGCGAAATGATGGCATGGGATCTTCTTCTTCCCTTAATTGGGAAAAGTATTCAGCGACCTCTATATCGAACACTTCCCATTCTCTTGCTTTCTTTGCCATGCCCCTAAGCATAGGTCGTAAATAAATGATAACACGCCGTAGGTTTTAAGTTGACAATAAGTAATTACTTATTTACAGTTTGAAGCATGGAAATAAGTAATTACAGCAAGCAGCAGGCAAACGCCGAAGCGGCCGAAGCGGTCGCCGAACTTCGGCGGTCAAAACTTGCTGCAGAACTTACCAACACTGAACTCGGAAGCGAAATGCAGGTCAGTCGCCAATCCGTCAGCAAAAAGTTCCGCAATGGAGACATGCGACTGAGCGACTTCATTCAAATCGCCCGACTTGCAGGAGATCTTCCCTCATCGATTTTGGCCAAAGCCGAAGCCAAATCTGCGCTCGCTGATAAGGAGGTGGCGTGATGGCCGTCCTTTCCAGTAACGACTGTCGTGAGTTCCGGGTGGCGCGCACCCCAGAGTTGGAGTCCCGTGGATACCCGTGCCTCTTCTCCGTCACCCTTGACGGACACACGATCCAGAGGGTCACCAAGAGCGGCCTGAAGGCCATGAAAGCGGAAATCAACCAAGCACTCAAGGACTCGAAATGAACACCAAGGATTACGGCCATCACTTCAGCGGCTACCGGAAGCCGGAAGCCACCGAGCCGTCCCAAGGTTTCATGAGTCGTCTCGTCTTCTGGATTCTCGTGTTCGCGGTGTGCATCGGCTGGATGCTGACCCACATGGGGTGCGCGCATCCCATCGGCAACGGTTTGGCCGCGCTCATGGGCTTCGGGCTCGTTCCCCTGCGGCTCCTGTGCCTCGTGTTGAGCGAGGCGGGCGTCGAATAAGTCTTGCCGGACGGCGTGGAAAACCGTCTGGCATAGCGGAAGGAAAACCGAATAACCCTCGTGATAACTGAAAAAACAACTGACAGATACGGTGTCGGTTTTCTTGAACCGGTGGGGCGTCGGCTTTGGTCTATTCTCCGGCGTCCCGCTTCGGGCGGTGCAGGTTGCCCCCAGTCAAGATCGCGTAGGTCATGTATGCGCGGCAAAGACCGGGACCACGGTTCGACTCCGTGGCCGTCCACGAACGCAAGTTCAAAAAAAAGAAAGCCCCCGCTGGCACGGGGGCGAGAAGAAAAACTCTCAACAGAAAGGATAACCCCATGAGCGCGGAAACACCGAATCTCATGAGTGTGGCCCAGCTCGCCGAACACTACGGGCGGGCGAAGAAAACCATCCAGAACAAGCTCACCCGAGGCTGGGGGCCCGTGCCGGTATTGGACCCGGACACGGGACAGGTGCTCGGCTTCCGCGTCGAGGAGGTGAACCGTTTTGACCAGCGCAACCAACGAACCCACAAGCAATACCTGTATGACTGACCTCCCGAACGACATGTGGCTGGCGGTCGCGGACCGGCTGCTCACCAACCTTGACATCCTGACCGCATATCCCACCCGGCAGTCGCTGGCGAGCCTCATCGGACTGAGCATCCACGAGGCCGGGCTCACGTTAACGCCGGAGACGCCGTTATGGGCACGGCAACGTTGACCGCGCCCATAACGGACGAGGGGATGCGCATGACGCCCGGCGAGCTCATAGAGGAATTCTATGAGCGTCTGGCTGATTTGAACACGGACATGCGTAACCCCCGCATCTATCTGGTGCCGAAGCCGGGTGTCATCACGGTCGACCGGCCGTCGCGCAGGGTCTCGGCGGTCGTGGAATACGCAGACAAGAAACATTTCAGAAGGAGTAGGTGATGGCCGGAGAGACGACGCTCACCATTGTGGGCAACCTGACGGCGGACCCGGAAATCCGCACGATCGGCACCGGGGCGACGGTCGCGAATTTCACGGTTGCTTCCACGCCGCGCGTGTGGAACCGTCAGACGAACCAGTACGAGGACGGTCAGGCCCTGTTCATGCGCTGCAGCGCATGGCGCGACATGGCCGGCCACATCGCCCAATCGTTGAAGAAGGGCGTGCGCGTGATCGTGACGGGCCGTCTGCAACAGCGCTCCTACCAGGCGCAGGACGGGTCGAACCGCACGATCGTGGAACTGCAGGTGGACGAGATAGGCCCGAGCCTGCGTTACGCGGTCGCGGCAGTGGCCAAGCAGTTCAAGCCCAACGGCTTCCAAAACAACCAACAGGGTCAGCAGTCGTATTCGGGTGGCTCCACGTACGGCAATCCGCAACAGTCGGGCTGGCAGCAGGACGCGCCGCAACCAGCCGCCAACGACCCGTTCGGCCAACCGCAACAACCGCAATCGCCGGAGCAGGATCCGTGGGCCTCAGACCAGCCCGCTCCTCCGGCCGATGGGCCGGACGACCCGGAATTCTAGAGGAGGATTTTCATGTCGATATCCATAGTGGACATTCCCGTCTCCCAGTTGACGCCGAACCCGCATAATCCGCGCAGGGACGTGGGCGACGTAAGGGAGCTGGCGGACAGCATCAGGGCGCAGGGCATCAAACAGGAGCTTCTGGTCACCCCGTCCGGCGACCGGGACGGCAGGCCCATGTACCGCGTGGTCATCGGGCATCGCAGGCTCGCGGCCGCGAAGATTGCCGGCCTGGACATGGTGCCGTGCCGCGTGGAGGGGATGACGGCGCGCGAGGAACGCGAGCTGATGCTCGTGGAGAACACGCAGCGCGTGGACCTGACCCCGTTGGAGGAGGCCGACGGCTATCAGGGGCTCCTGGACTTGGGTGTGAAGGTCAAGGAGATGGCCGAACGCACCGGGCGCAGCATGAGACTGGTGCGCGGCCGGCTGAAGATAGCGTCCATCCCCCGATCGGTGCGCGAGGCGTCGCCCGCGTTCGCGCAACTGTCGCTCTCCGAGTTGGAGGACATCGCGGAATTCGACGGCGACGAGAAGGCGCAGGCCAGGCTCGCCGCCAAGGCCGGTTCCAATGATTTCGAATGGCAGCGCAACCAGCTGCGCCGCGAACGAGACCGGCGCGAATGGGTGGAGGCCGCGCGCCTGTGGGCCGAATCCAACAATCTGCCCATGCTGCCCGACAACCTCAAACCGGAGGACATGTGGGCGAACCCGACAGGCTACGAGAGGCAGCGGCGTTTCGCCCAGGATTATCCCGGCCCGTTCTCCAAGCAGTGGAAGGACTGGCAGGCCGAGGGGAAGCACCCCGGCGCGGTCATCCGCATCTTCGACGACGAGGGAAGCGTCGTGGCCTACACGCCGGCGAAGAAGACAGCCGAGGAGAGGGAAGACGGGAAGGCCGAAGCGAAACGCCGGATGGAGCGAGAACGCCGGCATGGGATCAGGGAGCTCGCCCAGGCGTCGGCCGAACTGCGCCGCGAATGGATCCGAACAACCGTTCCCGTATTGAAGGCGGACGTATTGCGCGACATGACGGAACGTCTGACCCTGTTGGAGCTGATGGGTGCCGGCGATTACATGGACGGCACGAGCCTGGACTCGAACGGCTGGACTCGCGTGGTCAAGGCATACTCCTCGTTCGCGAAACCGTTGCCGGTAGTGGACAAGGACCCGGAGCATGGCGTGTACACGCTCAACGTCGCCGAAAACGCGGCGGAACTGCGCCGCCGCCAGTCGGTGCCCTCCCGCCGGAGCGTGGAGCTCCTGCTGCTCCTGCTGGCCCGCAGGGAGGGCGCGATAGACACGGACACGTGGGACCGTGAGGCCTACCAGTGCGACCTCAAGGGTTTGAACGCCTACTACGAGGTGCTGGAATCGGCCGGCTACGCGGTGTCGGACGCGGAGAGGAAGGGGCTGGAGCAGTGAACACGAAAGTGGTTATCAGGGTGCGCAACGGCGATGACGCGCCGGTGAGCGTGGAGCGTCTCGTGGTGGATTCACGCGCCGAGGTGGGTGCGGGGGTCACGCCGATGCTGCTCTCGGACATGCTGGCCCTGCTGGACGATTCGTGCCATGTGACCGATGTGGAGATCAGGAGGGCGGAGCCGTGAGCATCGAACTGGTGGCGAAGGCCAAGAAGGCCCGATTGCATGGGGACAGCACGGCGAAACTGCTGCTTATCGTGCTCGCGGATTACGCGAACGACGAGGGCATGGCGTGGCCGAGCGTGAAGACCATGGCGGAGGAGACGGAGAAAAGCGAACGCAGCATCCAACTGCTGTTGAGGAAGCTCGAACAGATGCGTCTGATCCGCAAGGGCGACCAGAAACTCGTGGCCAAATACGCGAAGGGACGCAGGCCAACCGTCTACAAGCTGTTCCCGAAGACCAAAAAGGGCGAAACCCCAGTGAACGCAACGGTTGAGAGGGGTGAAACCCATTGCACCCCCGAAACAGGTTGCACCGGTGAAACCCACTTCACCCCACGGGTGAAACCCACTTCACCCGAGGGGTGCAACCCACTTCACCCCACGGGTGAAACCCACTTCGTTTCAGGGGTGAAACCCACTTCACCCAAACCGTCACAGGAACCGTCAATAGAACCGTCAAGAGAGAGTACGCGCGCCGGCAAAACCGAAAAACCCGACACCACACGACTCCAAGCGCTCGCCAACCTCACCCCCGACCAGTCGCACCGGCAGCTCGCCGACGAAATCGGACTCGACCTGGACGCCGAACTCGCCAAGTTCCGCGACCATGCGATAGCCGGAGGCCATCTGCCGGCCGACCCGGCGGCGGCGTTCCGCAACTGGCTGAGACGCGGCCGCGAACTCGGACTCGGCAACACCAATCGAACCGAACCGGCGCTCGCAGGCGGCTTCGCCCATCCCACGCCGCCACCCCGGAAACCCCACCGGCACAGCTACGGGTGCACGCACGTGCTCAACCTGCTGAACCGTGACGCGCCGGACAACGACCCGCTGGCATTGCAAGCGGCGGAACTGCTCAACCAAGGAAAAACCGAAACCGAAGCGCTCGCCGCCTTGGGACTCATGAAGGACGATTTGGAGGAAATCGCATGACCAGGAAAACCGAAGCCCTCTTGTGGGTGGACATCGAGACCACCGGCACGGATCCGCGCCACGACCTGATGCTGGAAATCGGCTTGAGGTGCACGAGCATGGACGCGAAAACCGAGTACGCGCGTTACGAGTCGATAATCAAACCCGGCGTATTGCCCACGGACAGGAGCTTCGCCTACGCGCATCGGATGCATGAGGCGAACGGGCTCATCAACGAGGTCATCGACGCGAGCCCCGAACTGTGCTCCACGGCGCGTGTGGCGCTCGCCGTCATCGATTTCACCCAGTCGATGGCGGAAACGCATGTGCTGCATCCGGCGGGCACGAACATGATGGGCTTCGACCTGCCGTTCCTGGAGCATTACCTGTTCGCCGAGGACCAGTGGGGACGCTTCCACAAGCTGCTCTCCTACCGCGCGTTGGACATGACCGCCATCCGGTTGACCCAAACCGCGTTGGGAGCAGACCCGTACGAGCATTACACGCAGACGAAACCGCATCGTGTGACGGACTGCCTGGACATGGACATCAGCGAATACATCGAATGGCTGGACCTCGTCAAATGAGCCGCACCAACCCCACAAGGGAAACACACAGGCTGACCGCCAGACGAGACCACTACCGGTGCCTGCGATGCGGCAACGAATTGGACCACATCTGGAGCGGCCACAGCCTCCACCACCGGCACATGCGCTCCCACCCGTTCCCCGGACTGCATCTGCCAGCCAACCTCATCCATTTATGCGGCTCCGGCACCACAGGCTGCCACGGATGGGTACACAACCATCCCAAAACGGCGATGGAATACGGGTGGATAGTCAGCATGGGCGAAGACCACCCCGAAAACATCCCCGTATGGGACGCGCACCAAGGCTGGCTGCTCCTCGACAACCAAGGCGGATACACGCTCTGCGACAGGGACGGCAACCCCAGATAACACACGCAAGCAAACCGACACGGAAACAAGCCGGCGCTCGCCGGCTAAGGGAAGGGAAACATGACGTTCGAACAGACGAACGAGAAGCAACGCCAACGCATGAAGGCGGACGCCAGGTCGCACAAAGCGACGGCCAGGACGATTCTCGCCGGCCCGCTCTACGCGAGGCTCAGGGGCGGCGAGGACCTGTACACGGCCGTCTGGGCGTTGTGGGAATCACTCGCCGGCACGGGATTGTCGAACATGACGGCGGGCGCGGTATGCCACGCATGCAAGACCCATGACCTCGACCAATTGGATTGGGCGCTCACATCGATAGCCAAAACCGGGTCGATACGACCATCCTCCACACCCACCAAACACCCATTGCACTGCACCAACTGCGGCAAGGAATGCAGGCCGCACGCCGGCACCGCGATCCTCTGCAAACAATGCAAGGAAAACCTCCGAAGAAGAAAAACAAAACCATGAACAACCTGGACAAGTACATCCACCGATGCCGGCTCAACCTCGAACCCCACCACCTCCAACCCGCAGACGAAACCGACGACAAACATTGCATCATCTGCGACATCAGCGGCGCTCGCCGGCATATCCGCATGGACGGTCTATGCATCAACTGCTGGCTCAAATGGAGACGCAAACACGACCCCGCATACCGCAAGCGAGTCAACGACTACCAACACCGATGGCAACAGGAGCACCCCGACGAATTCCGGGCAATGAAACGCCGCTACGAACACAAGAAACGAGCGAAGGAACAAGCATGAGCGTCAAAACCTACATGGGAGCGGGACGGAGTATTGGCTTTGTCTGGATACACGTTCTTCCTCATAAGATTCCGCTGCACTGTCTGCGGGCTCAGCTTCGAGGGAGGTTGTTCGCGGAAGCCAGCTCCACATCAGTTGCAACGCAACATAGCCGCATGGAACCGCATATGCAACGGTGGCAGGCGCTTCACACTGACCTACGAGAGTCTGGGAGGCAGACGATGAGAGACAAGGCGATGCCGTTGGGCAAGAAGTTCAAGGTCCGGTTGACCATCACACCGGAGGAAACCGGAACGCCCGTGGACATGCTGGGATTCACATTCACCAGCGGCCGGAACGGGCGTATGGAACTGGACACAGAGTACAACAACATTCCCAAACTGGCTGATGACGGGCTCGACTCACTGTCGATTCTCGTGATCCTCAAAACACTGGAGATGTGGGCCCAGAAGGGATATGAGCTGTTCCAGCCCATCGCTCAACGATTTCACGGAGGCAGACGATGAACGGTGACGTGACTGCCATGGACATCAATTGCGCACTCGCCTCCCGTTACCGGCGTGACGGTGACGGGTATTGGTCGGAGATTTCGGTCACTGAGCCGAATGACACGGTGCTGCGTCTGGACGGCGTGGCGTTGGAGGTCAACTGGCGCGGGGACACATGGATCAGCGGATTCGAGGTCAAGGTGAGTCGCGGCGATTTCCTCCGCGACGCGAAATACCTGTGCTACAAGAATTACGTGGACGATCTCACCCTCGTCTGCCCCGCCCGCATGATCGACCGCAGCGAGGTGCCCGAGCCGGTTGGCCTCATGTACTACGACCCGTCCAAACGCACGTTGAGATACCGGCGCAAACCCAACCCAAGTCATGGTGACACCCGGCAGGTCGAACACCGGCTGCTGAAAAAGCTCGCCGCCAGCGAACGGCCGGACCGGTACGGGCATTACGAGACCGCCGCCGAGTATGTCGCACAGCGAGAGGCGATGAAAGGCATAGGCCGTGCGCTCGGGACGAAGATGGCGTTGCGGCTCCAACAGCTCGAACAGTTGCAGGAACCCACCGAGGCACGACGTATACAGGCACAGTCCAAGGCGTTCGAACGGGTGTGCGACATCCTCAGCCGCCACGGCTACCAGATCAGCCGGTGGACCCGCACCGAGGATCTTGAGACCAGACTGAAGGAACTGGACGAGGCGCTTTCGAGCGTGGTGCCCACCGGCACGGTGGACCGCGAGACCCTGTACGCCATCAGCTGCCTGCAACAGTTGAGAACGACTCTGGGACTCCAAGACCGAAAGGAGCACGGACGATGAGCTATAAGGCGAGGACATTCACCCGTGAGGAGTTTCGAAAGGTCATCGCAGCCGCCATCTACGACTACGAACACGCTCCCGCGAAATGCCTCTACACGACCAAGGATGCGGCAGACCAACTCTACGGCGAGTACGGCGAGGAAACCGAGGTGGAGGAATGAAACCACGAGTGTATGACGATTTGGTCCAATCCGCCGTCGAATTGAGTTGCTTCGGTACAGGCCAGTCAACCATCGAGGAAGGCCGAGCCGCCTATCAAGCATGGCTCAAGGAGCATGACCGGCAGACAGCCGAAAAAGCATGGGAAGAAGGGTATATCCAAGCCGTCAAGAACATGAATCCCATGCCCGGCGAGGAATCGCCCGAATACACGCCAAACCCATATCGAAAGGAGAACGCATGAACGAGATTCAGCTTACAGACCATTTGGTCGCGCATATCAGCGCGGGAAGCGACTACGGCCGTTATCAAGCCAAAATCTGCGAGGACGGCGACTTCAGAGACTACCTGTACGCCATGAGCCTCAAACGTCTCAAACGCAAGTGCGAGAGGTACGCGAAGCGTGAACGCAAGGCCATCGCATATGTCGCCACGCTCAAGGAGGAATCATGAGCGTAAGCAGTCTCAAACGCGAGGAAATACTCAAATGGCATCGGAGCAAAGCGGCCACGCCCGAATACACGGCGAAACTGCTCGGCGTGCCATTGGATGAGGTGCTGTACATCATCGCCCATCCTGAAACGCCCGCACCCCACAAGGATGATTTCACGCCCGAATTCATCGAACCATTGATTTGAATTCAGCGCAAAAACACTGAATTCAGCGTAAAAAAACGAAACCCTCCACCGAAAAGATGGAGGGCACGCTCACCAAGCACCATGATAGCCGGAACGTGGAGGGTTTCAAACAATGTTCATCATCACCGAACCATGCCAATACTGCGGCAACCAGCAGGTCGAGGCACCGTGGACGCTCTGCCGGAACTGCCGCCGCCAGTACGCGAAAACACTCCACCGGCTCCGCCATGACATGATGCTCCTGCAACAGGTGTCCCGTCACGCCTACAAGCTCGGAGAACCCGGAGCGGGCGGCAAACCGCAAGGAGGCGCGGCGCCCGCGCCCATCAACCTCCACGCGCAGGACATGCTCGACCAGACCGAGGACGGCTTGCAGGACATGTGGAACGAAACCGGCGTGGAAAGCCGTCCGAGATGGCAGACCCTGCTCAGGGACTCGCCACGACGACTGCCCGACCTATGCCGCGCCAGCCGTTCGGGACATTGGCTGACATGGCTCATCCACACCTGCGAGCGCATCGAACCGCTCGTGGACCGCAGGCCACGCACGCGCCGGATAATCGGCGTCTGCCCCGAATGCGGACGCGAGGTCATGGCCGCGAAAGGCGAATCACTGCTGCTATGCAAATGCGGCAACCCAATCAACGTGGTCGAGCTGCGCGAGCAGAGCCGAGACAAGGCCGAGGCAATCCACCTGACCAAGACCCCTGCGGGCATGAGCCAGTGGCTCAAGGACAACTACGGGTACGAGGTCAGCCGCAAGCAGATCAGCAACTGGCTCAACCGCGGCAAGCTGCCCAGCAGCAAGCCGGTCGATGACGGCTACTGGGAGTTCAACATACGGGAGATTCTGGCGTTGGCGATGGGTTCCAGCGGCCGCCCAGCTTGACATAGTGTAGCCTGTGAGATACAATAAGGGTATGGAAATCAAGCAAACCGCCGAATACCGCAAGTGGTTCAAGAAACTCAGGAACCGCGAGGCGAAAGCCGCCATCCAAGCCCGGCTCGACGCCTGCAAGCTCGCCGGCAGGCCGTTCGGCGACATCAAACCCGTGGGAGGCCCGGTCAGCGAGATGCGGTTCCACATCGGAGCCGGATACCGCGTCTACTTCACCACGCGCGGCAACGTGCTCATGCTGCTGCTCGCAGGCGGCGACAAAAGCACCCAGCAGACCGACATCAAACAAGCCCACGCCATACTCGACGACTACAAGGAGCAGCAATGAGCACCGAAATCACCGACTACGACACCAGCGAATACCTCGAAAACGAACAGGACATCATCGCCTACCTCAACGCCATAGCCGAATACGACGACCCCGCACTCATGCAGGCCGCACTCGGCAACGTCGCCAAGGCTCGAGGCATGACCCAGATCGCCAAGGACGCGGGCGTGGGGCGCGAAAGCCTCTACAAAAGCCTCAGCAAGGACGGAAACCCCAGCTTCCAGACCATCGCCAAGGTAATCCACGCCCTCGGCGGACGCCTCACCATCCAAGCCGCCTGAAAAAACAAAACACAGACAGGAGTAGGGTGAATCCACCCCGTGGTATACTCCGTATCAGGATAAGTGTGAAAGCCTCTGGGACATACATCTCAGGGGCTTTACTCATATCCTCCGTATCTCATGGGCTGAGAGTACTCCGCCGGCAGCGTCCAAAGCGCCGGTGCCAGTCAGCCCGCCACGGCTTGCGTACGGTAGAGGACTAACCGGTCACGCTGGGATAGCGTGACATCCAGTAAACACTGCCACTGGATCGCGAATTCGAATCTCGCCCAAGCCACCAAACACACAGGATGGGAACATGAGCAACAAGGCAGGCTCAGGCCGATACCAAAATGGAGCAGCCCGCCGCAAATGCAAGGCCAGACACATCGCAGCCGAAGGACCAATACCGATCTGCCCGCTGTGCGGCAAACCCATAGACCTCACACTCAAAACACCACACCCACTCAGCTGCGAACTCGATGAGATCATCCCATACAGCCGAGGCGGATCACCAACCAGCTATGACAACACACAACTCACACACAGAATCTGCAACCAAAGAAAAAGCAACAAAATAATCGCCAACACCACAGGCCACCAAAACACAAAAAAACAACCACAAAACACCATCCCAATCAGCCGCCAATGGTAACCGGGGGCCATACCCTCCCCCTCCCATGCAAGGCTCCCCACAGATCATAGCGCCGCCGTCCCCCCGCAATCCGCGTGGAGTATCGTACGTTTGGCCGTTGGGGTGCCTGCGAGCGCCCGTGCGAGCCGTTTCGGAGCTGGTTTGACACTTTTGCCTCGCTTGTTTTCGAGGCTGTTACGTTTGATTCTCCGCAGTTTTGATATGTCACGAAATTATGGTTGCAACCCATTGGAATATATGCTATAGTTATAGCTATGGTCAACCAATGTAGGAATTGCGGCCATTTCTTTCAATCCACACCGAACCCTAGGCGTCCGAGACTGTTTTGCTCGGACAGATGCCGCAAGGCGTGGAGCCGCAAACATCAGATACCGCAGGAACTCAAGGCATTGCGCCGTTGGGTGCGCGCCGATGGCAAGCGCCCGATTATGTGCGATGGGTCACCAGCCAGTTCGACTGATCCCGATACCTGGGCGTCATACCCGGAGGTCATGCGCTCGAAGGCCGGCGACGGCTATGGCATCATGCTCGGCGATGGGCTTGCGTGCTGGGATTTCGACCATGTTGATTTGACCAGTCCGCCCGCGCAGGCGGTGGAACTGTTGTCCGAAGCGATCTATGCGGAGGTTTCGACCAGTGGACATGGTTTGCATGTGTTCGTCCGTTCGTCGGAGCCGAGTTTCCGGCGTGACGGCGTCGAGTTTTATTCGCATTCGCGGTTCATCCGCATGACGGGGAGGAGGTGGCCGAAGTGACCACGGTTATTCGCAATCAGGGTACGAGTCTCGCGGTGCGTGAGAAGCTGGCCGCTGATGGCAGGCCCGTGTTGTTGGCGTTTTCGTGCGGCAAGGATTCTATCGCCGCGTGGCTGGCGATGCGGGACATGGGTATCGAGGTCGTTCCCGCGTACCTCTACTATGTGCCCGGTTTGAGGTTCGTGGACGAGGAGCTGGATTATTTCGAGCAGAAGTTCCAGACCAGAATCAAAAGGTATCCGCACCCGTCGCTGTACCGGTGGTTGAACAATGCGGTGTTCCAGGCTCCCGAACGGTTGCGCTATATCGAGGCGGCGCGGTTGCCTGAGCCGTCGTATGAGCAGATGTGGGATTTCATCCGCGCCGACGTGGGCTTGGATAAGAGCACGTGGTGCGCGGATGGCGTGCGCGCCGCCGATTCGATTCAGCGTCGTGGCGCGTTCGTCCAGTACGGGTACTGGCGGCGCAATCTCAAGAAGGTCAGTCCTATCGGGGATTGGCTCAAGGGCGAGGTGCTGGACTGCATCAGATCGCATGATATCGAGCTGCCGTGTGATTATGCGTGGTTCGGGCGTTCGTTCGATGGCATCGATAAGAGGTTCACCAAGGTGCTCAAGGACAAGGCTCCGGACGATTACGCGACGCTGCTTGAATGGTTCCCTTTGTTGGAGGTGGATCATGTCAGGTGATTTCAAGTTCTCTTTTTCCAAGAAGCCCAAGGGCAAGAAGGCTGTGAAGCCGGTGCCGGAGAATCTGGACGAGAACGCGAAGGAATACCGCGAGCGCGCCCGTGCGGAGCGCAAGCGTTTCGTGGATGCGACCGACACCGAGTTCTGGCTGTGCCTGTGTTTCCCCTCCCCCGTTGAGATGGCGCGGTGGTGTGAACGGTATGGTTTCGGCGAAAACCACCGAATCTATGCGTACCGTGATGTCGAGAAGCTACTCGCCCCGTACAAGCCGGCCAAGTCGTCCGCCGTGGCGTTCGGTGCCGGAGTCGGGTTCGGTGGCGGCCTCGGGTTCGCGGAGAAGACGCCCGATCCGCTCGCCGATGTCAAGTACTCCGATGATCTGGAAAAGGATTGTCTCGCCGAGTTCGCCGCCCTGCACAGGGCGCTGGTCGAGGCTCGCAGTCCCAGGAAGCTCGTGGAGCCGACCGATTCCGAATACTGGTTCGCCATCGCGTTCCCGTTGCGAGACGACAAGGATTCTTTCCTTGCCGAGTATGGTCTTCGCAAACTCGGAGATAAATACCTCGATGGTATGGCCGTAGCTCGGAAGCTGGGAGGTGAGTTATGAGGCGAGTCCGTTATGCGAGCACCAACGATATCCGCTATACGGGGTATGGGCGTCGCTCTTCCGGTTCATCCGGTGGCGGTGTGTCCGCCCTGCGTGTGAGTGCGTCCCGTTCCGCGTCGCGATCGAGCGGATCGTGAACCGGTAAACAATATTTTTTTCGTTCAAGCCGTCCCTATGTGGCGGCTTTTTCATTGGGAGGTTCTCATGCGACGCGGCTCTTCTTCGGCTTCCCGCTCGTCCAGCAGCGGGAGCGGCGGCAACTCATCCCGCTCACGCTCGAAGGGCTCAACGCTTTCCGGCGTCGGCTTCTCGAAAGAGCGAATATCCCAATACCGCAAACAGGGCTTATCCGACGAACGTATATCGAAGCTATGGCAGGATACCCTCAAGATGCGCGCGTTGATGAAGAAAACGCAAGGAACAGGGAGTCAGCGATCTTGAAGCCGGCGTTTCTCAGTCATGGAAGAACGCCCAGGCACGCCGAGACCGGGCGTTCGACAAGCGGTTCAACGACGAATGGAACAGATACCGCAGTGCAGGCTGGAAACGGTAGATCCCGATTTTTCTTGTCCACATCGTTACTGGAAAGGAGGTGGATCGTGCGTAACCTGTTCCAGCGCGCCGGCAATGCGGTGCGTAATGTGGCCGGTCGTATCCGCAGCGCTTTTTCTCGCGGAGGCTCGCGTTCCTCAGGCTCCTGATTTTCCCGAGGGAGGTGATTGTCATGCGTCCGAGATACGTGCAGGGCGAGTTTGATTTCTCTCGTGCCGCCGGTTCCGCTCGCGCGAGTCGCTCCAGCGGCTCCTAGACATTGATTCGAGGTGATCCAGTTGGCCAAGACCACGATAACGCAGCCACAGTTGCCTGACGGCATCGAATGGCCGGAGGCTACCGTGCGATGGTGGGAGCATTTGGCTTCCACCCCCGGCGCGGACTCGTGGACCGAGGCCGACTGGGACAACCTCATGAACGCCGCCCTGATCCACGCGGACATCTGGGGTTCCGGCAATTTCGCCAGCGTGCCCATACTGAACAAGCTACTGCAGGATTACGGCATCACACCAGCCGCGCGCAGCCAGATCATGCCGGCGGAAGTCCAGAAGCAGGAGCGGCATACGCCGCTCGATGAGATAGCCGAACGACGGAAGCTGAGGGTGATCGAGGGTGGCAAGACGAAGAGGCGTACAGGAACCTAGCTTCGCTCTGGTTCCCAAGCACGTGCAGTCCGAGGGAGGAGAGGCGTGCGCGCTCGCTGCCGGCTACGATATGAAGCCGGACAAGTGGCAGCGCATCGTGCTTGAGGGTTGGCTCGCCACGGATTCGAAGCTGCAATGGGCGGCGTCGGATTGCGGGTGCGCGGTGCCGCGTCAGAACGGCAAGAACGCGATTCTCGAGTTCACGGAATTGTACCTTGCCGCGATCCTCGGCATGAAGATTCTGCATACGGCGCATGAGGTGAAGACCTGCCGCAAGCATTTCCTGCGTATGAAATACTATTTCGAGAACGCGCGCAAGTTCCCCGAACTGGCGGAGTTGGTCACCTATATCCGGGCCACGAACGGTCAGGAGGCCATCGTGTTGAAGAACGGTGGCAGCATTGAGTTCATCGCCCGTTCGAAGAGTTCGGGCCGTGGCTTCACGGTGGACGTGCTGGTGTGCGACGAGGCGCAGGAGCTGACCGACGAGCAGATGGAGGCCATACAGCCCGCCATCTCGTCGGCACCCTCGGGCAATCCGTTGACCATCTACACGGGCACGCCGACCCCGCCGACTTCGCCGGGCACGGTGTTCGCGCGCATGCGCCGCAACGCGCATCGCGACAAGCCGCCGAAGAACCTGTGCTGGTTCGAATGGGCGGCGACCGAGATCGGCGACGTGCACGACCAGCAACGCTGGTACCGGTACAATCCATCGCTCGGCACCCGCCTGTTGAAAAGCGTGGTCGTTTCCGAGTCGGAGAAGATGACGCCGGACGGTTTCGCCCGCGAACGTCTCGGCTGGTGGAACGATCAGGCCGGCGCGCTGTCCGATATCGATGTTGACGAGTGGGCCAAGTGCAAGACCGACAAGCCCTGCATGGATGGCTACAACTCGTATGCGGTCAAGTTCAGCGCGGACGGCGCGAACGTCACCCTCGTGGCGTGCGTGCGCCCGCCCCGCAAGTCGAGTGAATTGCCGCACGTGGAGGTCATCGCCTCGCGCAGCATGCGCGGCGGCACCGGCTGGCTGGCCGACTGGCTGACCGCCGAGAAGAACGGTGCGGAACGATGGCGCAACGCCATCGGCATCATCATCGACGGGCGCGTGGGAGCCCCCACCCTGGTCAACAGCCTCATCGACAAGGGCGTGTCGAAAAGAGTGATCGTGGTTCCGCGCCCTTCCGACGTGGCGGACGCTTGTTCGATGCTCGAACAGGCCGTGAACGACCATGGGCTTACCCATTTCGGCCAGCCTCTGCTTGACGAGGCGGTGGGTCATGCGAAGCACAGGAAAATCGGCGACGGGTTCGGCTACGAGCCGTCCATGGAGAACATCGACGTGAGTCCCGTGGAAGCGGTGGCTCTCGCGTATTGGAACGTCAAGACTTCCAAACGTCATCCGGGAAGAAGAGCGAAGGCGGTGGCATTCTGATGCAGATTCCCAGTCTTGAAAACGTGCAGGTCGATAATCTGCCCGACGAGTGCCGAGAACCGTGGGATTTGATGATACGTCAATGGTCCCAGAAGCTCGAACGTAACCTTTTGCGCACCAAATACTACGACGGGCGCAACGAGCTTAAGAATCTGTCCATCGCTGTGCCGGACAGCATGGCGGGGATAAGCGAGGTCGTGGGCTGGCCGCAGAAATCGGTGGACGCTTTGGCCGACCGCATCGTGTTCGATGGTTTCGTTGGAGTCGGCGACGACGGCCGCGATCCGTTGGGTTTGGATTCGATTCTTTCAGACAACGACTTCGACGTGGAATTGCCGCAGGCCATCCGCAGCGCGCTCACTCACTCATGCTCGTTCCTGAATGTGCGCAGCGCGGAACCCGAGGATGGTCTGCGCTCGAAGGTGTCCGTGTCGTTCCGTAGCGCGCTCTATGAGACCGGCCTGTGGGATTACGCCCGTCGCGGCCTGTCGGCGGCGTTGTCGATAACCGATATCGACCGTTCCCAGTACGCGCAGGCGAACACCATCGTGCCTTCCGAGCTCATGCTCTACATGCCCGGCTACACGATTCGTATACGCCGCGCGCAATCAGGCCGCTATCATGCGGACGCTCCATGTAACACGTACATGGATCATGTGCCTGTGTACCTGATCCCCTACCATCAGGACCTGAACCGCCCCTTTGGCCGCTCGCGCATCAGCCGTGAGGTCATGAGCATCACCGACACGGCGGTGCGCACCATGCTGCGCATGGAGGTAAGCGCCGAATTCTATTCGAGCCCGCAACGTTACCTCATCGGCGCGGACGAGCCGCCCGAGGACAAGAACGGCAGGAAGCTGACCGGCTGGGAAGCCACCATCTCGAAGATGCTCAACATCAGCCTCAACGAGGACGGCCAGGCACCCGTCATCGGCCAGTTCACGCAGATGACCATGCAGCCGCACACCGACATGCTTCGCGCCCTCGCGGCACGCATGAGCGGCGCGACCGGCGTGCCGCTCAGCCAGTTCGGCGTGATGACGGATTCCGGCCCTTCTTCTTCGGAAGCGATCATGGCGGCGGAAAGCGAACTTGTCATCGAGGCGAAGAACGCCTGCCGCGCCATCGGCGTGCAGCTACGCAAGGCCGCGAGGGACATCGCCATCCTCAACGGCACCAGCGAGGACAGCGACGAGCTCAATCGGTTGCAGGTCAACTGGCGTGACCCCGAACGCCCATCGCAGGCCGCGCTCTCCGATGCCATCGTGAAGCAGGTGACGGCCATTCCATGGCTCGCCAACTCCGACGTGGTGTTGGAGAAGCTCGGCTACACGGATTCCGATATCACACGCCTGTTGGTCGACAAGCGCAAGGCCGAGACCCGCAGCGTGCTTGACTCCCTCGTGAACGGAGGCAATAAGGATGACGGACAACCGGCAACTGGACCAGCTGCAAGCCAGCCAAGCCAGAGCGGTGGAACTGGCACGCCGCGATCTGGCGAAACTGTGGGAGACGCTGCAACAGCTCAGCCCTGAATGGCAACGTGACATGCTACTCGACTACGTGCCGCAACTGGTCGCCAAATACGGCGACCTCGCGGCACAGGCCGCCTACGAATGGTATATGCGCGTCCGTGGCGAATCGGTGCCCGACCCGTGGGAGTACGACCTGTCCGACTCGTTTCCCGGTGATGGCATCGACAAGACGATACGCTGGCAGGCCGGCCACCTGTGGACCGACCCGCAGACCATGCAGGCGTATCTGGTCGGCGCGATGCAACGCTGGGTCATGTATTCGGGGCGCGAAACCATCGCACGACTGTGCGAGCACGACCCGTCCGAACCACGGTACGCGCGCGTGCCGAGAGGCGCGAAGACGTGCGCGTTCTGCACGATGCTCTGCTCGCGCGGCTGGGTGTACCGCAGCGAGAAGACCGCGAAATACGCCAAAGGCTCGTTCAGACTGTTCCACGACGACTGCGACTGCCAGATCGTACCCGAATGGGACCGCGACCAAGCTCACATCGAGGGCTATGACCCCGACCGCATGTACTCGGAATACATGCACGCCCGCAGCCTCATCGAGAACGGCGGCCTGGACGACGACACCTATCGGATGATAAAGGCCACCACAAAAGGCAATCCCGACAATCCCAACGACCCGAACACGATCACCTATGTGATGCGCCGACTCTACCCCGACCGTTACAAGGACGGCTACGGGGTGCCACGACCGTCGCACTCGAACTGAGATTTTCCACAATCACCCGCACGGGTGGTTTTTTTATGCCCGAAACGGGCCCAACCCACTAGGAGGAACCATGACCGAAGAGGCCAACGGCAACCAGCAGGCGGCATCGACCGAGAACGGAGCGAAGCCGCCCGAAATCGACTACGAGGCCAAATACCGGGAGGCCGTCGCCCATTCCCGCGAATGGGAGAAACGCGCCAAGGACAACAAGGCAGCCGCCGACGAACTGCAACAGCTCAAGGAGGCCCAACTGTCCGAAGCCGAAAAGACAGCCAAGCACATCAAAGAGCTTGAAGCCAAGAACGCCGCCTACGAGGCGGAAAAACAGCAGAACGAATGGAAATCACAGGTCTCCAAGGAAACCGGCGTGCCCATCGCACTGCTCCACGGCTCCACCCTCGAAGAAATGCAAGCCAACGGCAAGGCGCTCGCCGACTACATCGCCGAGAAGACCAAGCCGAAGGTGCACGCCTCCTCCGAATCCAACCAGCCGCCCGCACCATCCGGCTCCTCCGGCGACTGGATCCGTGACCAGTTCCTTGAACAAAAGCAGAAATAACCTCCCCACTCCATAGAAAGAAGGTATGACGATGGTTTCCAACGTGAACTCCATCATCACCAGCGGCGACCTCGGCGGCGGACTCATCCCCACCGAATACGCCACCCAGATTATCCAGGACGCCCCCAAGTCGAGTGTGTCCCTCACCCGCATGCGTCAGATTCGCATGAGCACCCGCACGCGCACGCAGCCGGTGCTTGACTCCAAGCCGATCGCCTACTGGGTTGGCGGTGATACCGGCCTGAAACAGACCACGAAGATGAAATGGTCGGGCCTGAGCATCACGGCCGAGGAACTTGCGGCCATCGTGCCCATCCCGGAGGCCGTCATCGCGGATTCCGGCATTCCAATCTGGCCGGAGGTCATGCCGCGTCTGGCTTCCGCGCTCGGCTACAAGCTGGACCAGGCGACCCTTTTCGGCGTGGACAAGCCGTCCAGCTTCCCGGACGGCATCATCCCGCAGGCCATCACGGCGGGCAACACGCTCACCCAGGGCAAGGACCTCGCCAAGGACGTTGCCAGCATGGGTCAGAAGCTCGCCGAACAGGGCTTCGCCATGAACGGCTTCGCCAGCAAGCCGGGCCTGAACTGGGAGCTTATCGGCCTGCGCAACGCCAACGGCAGCCCGATCTACGTGCCGTCCCTCGCCTCGGGGGCCCCGTCCACCCTGTACGGCTTCGGTCTCAACGAGGTAGACAACGGCGCGTGGGATGCCACCAAGGCCGTGCTGCTCGGCGCGGACTGGTCGAACTTCGTGGTCGGCATCCGTCAGGACATCACCTACAAGCTGCTTGACCAGTCGGTTATCTCGGACGATAACGGCAAGGTGATTCTGAACCTCGCCCAGCAGGACTGCGTCGCCATGCGCGTCGTGTTCCGCGTCGGCTTCCAAATCGCCAACCCCATCAACGACGTGCAGCCCGACAAGACGAAGCGCTTCCCCGCCTTCGTGATCGCAGCCCCAAAAGCGTGACGCCGGCACCCCAATCCATCGAGACCAGTCCTGAAACCGTCACCGTCCGAGCCGGCGAGACAACCAATGTGACGGTACGTGTCCTGCCGGAGGGCGCGGACCAGACGGTGACCGCGACTGTCGCTGACAAGTCCATCGCCACGGTGGTGTCCGATGACTGACAATACCGTGTTCGCCCCTCACGAGGATCTGGAAGCCCGGTGGCATCCTCTCACCGACGCGGAACGGGCGCAGGCGGACATGCTGCTGGCCGCAGCACGCGGCTTCGGCATCATCGCATTCTGACATTAAGGAGGCCGTCATGGTCGATGAAACGGAAGAAAACCCATTTGCCACGCATTTGGAATTGGCCAAACGCTGGAAGCAGATGCCGGACGACCCCGATTATGTGGATCAGCGTCTGGCCGATGCCTCGCAGTTCCTCCGCGAACAATGCCCGGATTGGCGGAACATATCGCAGGCGACGCTTGAACGCATCGCCTGCGAACTCGCCAAGGACGCGATCTCATCCGACATGCAGACCGAGGGCGCTGGTTTCGACACCACCGGTGCCAGCAATCTCAGCCTCACGGCGGGCAATTTCACCCAGTCCATGACATTCGCGAACCCTCGCGGCGAATTCTACCTGTCCAAAGGGCAGAAGAAGGCGCTCAGGCTCACCGGCCAACGCTTCTACAGCATCGACCTGTCAAACGGGGAGGCGTCATGAGAGGCGAGACCGTGAAAGTGATGCGATACACGCCGACCGGCGAGACCGACCCCGGCGGCTCGCCAGTCACGAAGGTCGATATCGAGTCGGTGGACAACGTGCTCGTCTCACCAGGCGCGATGAGCAACGCCACCGACTCGATTCGACCTGACGGCGTGACCGTTGCATTCACCTGCCTCTTCCCCCGCAGCTACGCATACCGGAGTCTGCGCGGGGCGAGTGTGCGCATCAATTCACATGACTACGAGGTGATCGGAGACCCGAGACCATTGGACGGCGGAATGAAGCCGACTGCATGGAACCTCACGGTCGAAGTCACCGACACGAAAGGATAGGCATGGCCAAAAGAGTGCAACTGCATTACTCCGCGTTCCAGGCGTACAGGTGCAACGAGGGTTCCAAAGCGGCAATCAGCGAGGCCCGGAAGCTGGCGGCGAGAGCGAACTCGATGGGTTCCCCCACGCGCGCCGGCCAGCCCCTGTATACGGCGTTGGGCCCTCAGGCAAGTCCCGAAGGGGCCACCGCACTGGTGCATACGGAAAACACCGCCGCGCGCGTCGATAACGCGGCCCACAACACGTTGGCCAAGGCGTTGGGAGGTGGCGGCTGATGGCGGTCAACGCGGAAAAACTCGTCATGGACTGGCTCAACGCGGCCCCGACGATCAAGGCCGAATATCCAGCGATGTTCGATGTGCCCGCCGAATCATCGGCCACGCACCCGATACCGTTCGTCACCGTCGAACAGGTCGGCGGCACGGACGAACCGTTCCGCAGTATGCCGCTGATCGCGGTGCAGGTGTGGGGCGATACGCGCTGGCTGGTCTCCGAGGCTGCGGCGAAACTCATACTCCCCCGACTCAAACGCATAACGGAGTTGCCCGAGGTCGCCGACATCGACATAACCGGCCGCACGCATTTCCCCATGCCGGATGGGCGGCCCCGCTACCAGATACTCATACAGCTCACCGTCAAATCAGACGATATTTAGAAAGGTTTTGAATCATGGTTAATCCCGCAACCAACGACTCCACCAATGTGTCGTTGGGCAAGTTCAAGGTCGGCGGCTACGCCTACGCGGCACCGCTCGGCACCGCATTGCCTACCGACTCGGAAAGCGCACTCGACCCCGCTTTCCAGCTCATCGGCTACCTGTCGGAGGACGGCATCACCAACACGACTGACACCAACACCACCGAAGTAAAGGACGCGAACGGTACGACCGTGATGAAGGTCATCTCCAGCTACGCCGAATCCTACAAGTTCATGCTCATCGAGTTCCTGCGCAAGGCAGCTGCCCAGCTGCGTTACGGCGATAATGCGGTGACCGGCGCTGACAAGAAAATGACCATCAAGCATCAGATGCCCGACGATACGCCGGTCTCCCTGGTTTTCGAGATCGTTGCAACCGGCAACGTGAAGGATCGCATCGTCATCGGTTCCTCGACCCGTTCCGAGTTCGGCGACCGCCAGATGCATTCGAGCGACGTGCTCGGCTATGACATTACGGTGGCCGCGAACGACATGGGAGATGGCGTCACCTCCATCGAATATATCGGTATCCCAAAAGGCTGACGCCTCTGACTGTGACGGTCTCGGCCCGTGAAGGGGGGGCAGACGGTCAATGTGTCGGAGGCTCCAGCATCCGGCCTTCAGCGTCGATACAAGATAACCAGCGCGGACGCGAAACCGGTCGTTGAAAGCGCCACGGTGGTAGACCTCGCGTTCGGTTGGACCGTGTTCCCCTTGGACGGTCAGGTAAACGGCAAGACCGGTCAGGTGGTCACTGTCGTGGATTGCACTGTCAACGGCTCGTATGCGCGTGCCAAGGGCGAGGCCGTGCTGCCGGCCCCGCTGCCGCCCAAACCCACCGGCATCCAGGTCACGCCCGAGTCGTTGACACTCAGGGTCGGCGAGACCGCGGGCCTCGACGTCAAGGTGCTGCCGGAGGGCGCGGACCAGACGGTGACCGCGACTGTCGCTGACAAGTCCATCGCATCGATCTCTCGAAAAGGAGTGAACCATGGCTGAAGTATTTAGTGGTGGGGTAAGCGTCACCGGTGTGAAACCCGGAACCACCACAATCACCATCAAGTCGACAACCAATCCGAACATCAGCAAAAAGGTGCCGGTCACGGTCAAATCCCGTAACCTGCTCGCCTACGGTCCCGCCGAAGGCAACGGGTTGACCGCCACCGTCAACAGTGACGGTTCGCTGCATGTCACCGGCACCGCCACCGGTCAATGGCGTGGCCTGTCGTGGACGTTCCCATGCCCGGTACAGGGCACCGTGAAACTCAGCGGCACTAGTATCGCCGGTTTGGTCTTCAACATCAAGTGCCTCAACGCCAAGGGGCAGCAACTGGGAGACCAAATGAACTTGGGTAACAGTGTCATGGCAATCCCTGCCGGCACCGTCAGCCTGTTCCTCAACATCATCTCCACCGAAGCCACGCCCACCGCGAAGGACGGCGACCTCCGAATCCAGTTGGAATCCGGTACTACCGCACACGAGTGGATGCGACCCGACAACACGAGCCTTAGGGGGGGGGGCTATGAGCTAGCGAACCTCGTGCCCTCGTTCGCTTCCCTGTTGCCCTATACCATGAACGGCGTCACGTTCACCAGCAGGGACGGGCACACCGTGCACGTGAAGGGCACGACGACCGCGTGGGCGCAAATCGACGTATCCGTGCGACTGGACGCGGGCACCTACATGCTCACGTGCGACAACAGCAACGGCTGGAATTACGGAGCCCAGTTCGGCGGCAGTATCAGCGGTCACGGCTCACTGGGCAATCCGTCCGTCAAGCTCGAAACAGGCACCTACACCGTCAGCGTGTTCGTCGCCGAAGGGAAGACCGTGGACATCGACCTGACCCCGCGCATCCACCGGCTCGACTAGCCAACACGTCCCCTCGCGGATTCCTTCATTCTCTCCTTGCCGCGAGGGGAATTCTTTTTTAACCGTCAAGGAGAGATTTTTTTTCTTCGAGGAGAACGTCAATGTCACGCAACCGAAACCACCGCCGCGCCAATGTCAGCCAGATTGCAGGACGACCACAGGACCACAAGCAGTCCAAGAATACGGTTCGCCGTGTCAACGTCCGTGGAATCGATATCGATATCGACCCGAAGGTTTTGGACGATTGGGAGTTCATGGAATCGCTCTATGACCTTCAGGCCGATCCGAAGGGCAACGCCTTGCAGATCATCCCGTTCCTACGCCGATTGTTAGGCGACTCATACGACAAGGTCAAGAACGGATTGCGAGGCGCAGACGGGCGCATCGACGGCGAAACTATGGGCACCTTCCTGACCGAGCTGTTCGAGGAGATGGGTAAGGCTTTCCCAAACTCATGACGCTCGTGCTCCTGCTCGACCGCTGTCCTGACCAGTTGGCGGCGGACATGAGAAGGGAGTACGGGCTCGGCATGCACGACCTGGACCCGTTGGAGACGGCCGCACTGGCCGCGAACCTCCCCGCAGGCTCACTCGTCTGGCAGACGTTGGACACGCCGCGCGCGTGGACGTTCGACCAGTATCTGGCCGTGCTGCGCATCGAACAGATGAACCAGTGGATCTGGGCAAACGGCGACCCGAGGAAACGCGGCCCGCAACCCCGGCCGCTGCCACGCCCCGGCCAACACCACGCCACGCCGGAAGCAACCGGCCCGGCCATGGAAGCCGGATCAGAGAACCCAGAACCCGATGGCAACACCATCCGTCGCACGCGCACCATCAAGGCCGTTGGCATGAGCGTCGAACAGCTCGACCGATTCATGAGCCAACGGTTCACGACCGTGAACCGTGTGGAGAACCGGCCGCAGACCGGACAACCATAACCGAACAGAGGAAGGCGAAACAATGGCCTATAATCTCGCCACCGCATATGTGCCCATCGTGCCCTCCATGAATGGCGTCGGCAAGGCCATTAAAAAAGCGTTCGGCGACGCATCTAAAACCACCGGCAGTAAGACCGGACAGAGCATCGGCAAGGGACTGTCCGTCGGATTCGCCTCCAAGGTCGGAGCCGTGGCCGGCATCACGTCCAACGTGTTCAGCAAGGTCGCGTCCGTCGTCACGTCCAGCCTTGGTTCCGCGGTTGACCGCGCCGACCAGATGAACAACTTCCCGAAGGTCATGAAGAACCTCGGATATTCGGCCACCGATGCGGCCGCGAGCATCAAGAAGATCAGTGACGCGCTCGACGGTCTGCCCACCACCAGCTCGGCCATGACCGGCATGGTCCAGCAGCTCGCCCCACTGACCTCGAACCTCGACGAGGCCACCGACATCGCTTTGGCGTTCAATAACGCCATGCTCGCCGGCGGCGCTTCGACCATGGAGCAGGAGAACGCGCTCACCCAGTACACGCAGATGCTAAGTGCCGGCAAGGTCGACATGCAGGCATGGCGTTCGATTCAGGCCGCAATGCCGGGCCAGCTCAACCAAGTGGCCGAGGCCATGCTGGGCGCAGGGAAGAACTCAAACGACCTGTATGAGGCCATGAAAAACGGGTCAATCAGTTTCGATGATTTCAACAAGAAGGTCATAGAACTGAACCAGAACGGTTTCGGCAAATACGCCTCGTTCGCACAGCAGGCCAAGGACGCGACGCAGGGCATCGGCACGGCCATGGAGAACGTGAAGAACCGTGTCGCCAAGGCCGTGCAGAAGATCATCGATGCCGTCGGCGTGGAGAACATCGCCGGCGCGATCAACAGGTTCAGCTCCCAGTTCGGCAAGGTGGGCGACGCGGCCGCCGGCATGGTCACGGACGTGAAGAAGAAGCTCTCCGAAGCGGGCAAGTGGATCAAGGGCCTGTACGACAAGCTCGACAAGACCGGCGCGATAACCCGGTTCAAGGACACCATCTCCACGGCGTTCGAATCCGCGCGCAGCCGCGTCACCGAGGCGGTAGACCGTATCGCCGGGTCGTTCAAGGGCCTCGTGCCGGACGGCGCGATAGTCTCCGCCATCGAGGACGTGCTCAAATACGTGGGCACGGTGTTCTCCGACTTCGCGGACTGGGTGGCCGACACCGTCGAATGGTGTAGCAAGTTCATCGCCGCACTGAAAGACACCGGGGCCGTGCAGCAGCTTGCCGGCGCGTTGGGCAGCCTGTTCGACGCTATCGGCGACGTCGCTGACGCCTTCCGTGGTGCCGGCGACATGGCCGAATCAGCGGCCGGCCGCTTCGACTCGGCCAAGGGCTCCGCGGAACTGCTGGGTGCGGTTATCAAGGTCGCGGCCGACCTCGTGCAGAAGATGGCCGACCAGCTCAAACGCGTGGCCGAATGGGTGAAAAAATTCACCGACACTCTCTCCGACAGCGGCGCATTGGACACGTGGATGGACGCGCTCGAACGCATATTCTCCGCGCTCGGCGACGCCCTCGGCTCATTGAAACGGCTCGGCAAGGCGTTGGACGGCGGCAAGAAGTCCGCCGAAGGGGCGGGTGACGGGCTCGACACGGCCGCCGCCGCCGCGAAAGGATTCGCCGCGTACATCGGGGCGGTCGCCAATGTGGTCGAGACCGTCGCCGGAGTGTTGGACGGCATCGCGTCGGCGGTCGGCAAACTCGCCGACGGCATCGACTGGCTCAACCAGAAGTTCCCCATCCTCGGCCAGGTGATCGGATTCCTGCTCGACCCGATGGGCTCGCTGGCCGACATGGCCGGCAACCTGTTCGGCTTGTTCTCCGGCGACGCCGGGGCCAACGCCGTCAACGGCTTCTTTTCCACGTTCGTGGAACCGGTGAAGGCCAAGCTCGACGAAATCGGACAATGGTTCCAATCATTGCCGCAGAAGGCCATGGACGCGGGGAGCCAGTTCCTGACCAACATCGGCCAATGGTTCCAGCAGCTGCCGCAGACCATCGGCTACTGGCTCGGCTACGCCATCATGCTCCCCATCGCGTTCGCCCAACAACTGGGTTCCAAGGCGATGGAAGCCGGACAGAACTTCGTGACGAACCTATCGAACTGGATACAGCAGCTGCCGTCACAAATCTGGACATGGCTGACCCAGACCATCCAGAACGTGCAGGCATGGGGAAGCCAGATGATGGCGCAGGCCGGAGACGCGGGAAGCCGGTTCCTGACCGGGCTTGGCCAATGGCTCCCAGCGGCGGCCCGGCCAATCTGGGCA